TGTTGTTGAAACATCAACACTGATTGACAATAGTGCATAGAAACATCGCTATGACAAGGTGTACAAACCATAATCTTATACTTAGGTTTGTTATCTAAACTTATCTCTATTGTGTTAGGTTCTTCTTTGTTAAACCATATAGGTTCATTGTTTTGCATTGATTGCTCCTTTTAAAAAATTAGTCCAGGCCATAGCTTGCTTGTCCCAGTTATAATATTGATTAGTATACTTTGATTGAAACTTTAAATGATCTTGTATTACTTCGTTGTCTAAAGTCAATGCTGCAGCTTCTATTGCATTTGCAAAGTTCTTAGCTAGTTGTTTACGGTCCGTTAAGTATGGTACATAGATTGGAAACTCTGCACCTGTTTCAAACAATGCACCTAGATTAGTTGTAATACAATACAATCCACCTGCCATACATTCTAGTAATGATATACAAGAAGTCTCTTCCCATATACTAGGATAAGCATACATCTTATAGTCTTTGATGTGTTCTCTTATGTATTCGTTTGTTTTATACCCAATGTAATTTACATTAGGCAATACTTCTGCTTGCTCGTAAAGTGTTTCATAATATTTATGGTTAGCGTCATGAAAGTCTTTACCATAAACTTCTGTAGATGAATAAACATCCAAACTTATCAACGGGTTCTTAACTAACTGCATTGCACCTAATAAAACATTCAATCCTCTCCAAGGTGTGTTTTGATGTATAATCTTTATAGGTTGACCTTTTATATAAGGTGTTGTTGGTTCTATCTTCTCTATACCATTCTTTATAACTACACATTTACTTGTAGGTAAATCAAATGCTATTCTAAACTTCTCAAAGGTCCAATGACTATTAAACACATACCAGTCATACTTGTTGTGATTGCCGTGGTCCGTGAACCATGGTGCTAGATTCGGTTGATCGTATGAATTCTTTTGCCATAAGATATTTATCTTATCTTTAGCCAGCGGTATTTTTTCAGGGATCGATGTACAAATAGAAAATTTATCAAGTAGAGTTTTATCTACATGGTTTTTTAAAAATTCTAATTGTAACTCCGTTCCACCTTTAGGTGTTTGATTCATTGTTTTGATTCATTACTTTCTTTAAAGCTTCTAATCCTTTTGGTGATACTTCTACAGTAACATCTTCTGCAATGTCATTAATAGTTGTATCTGTATTAGGATCAGCAACATCTGAGTCTTTCTCTTCTTTAGTTGCATAGACACGTTCTGTTTTAGTGTTTCTTATAACAACTGTAGTTGTACAATGTATTTTAAGTAAATCGTCAGACACTAGCCGTTCTCCTGCGATCTATCTATTAAAGCATAACTAACAGAGCCTGTTATTTCATTTGCAGTTCCTGCCTGCATCTTTATAGCATCTCCTGCTTCTAAGTTTAAGGGTCCTGTTATCATACTGTCTGTATCTTTATTTATTTCTTTATAAGCTATTTTAACATCTGATCCACCTGATTTTTTTAAAATTAAATGTGCATTGACATTACTTGCTGTATCATGGACCGCTTGTACAGTTCTAACAATAGCAATAGCTGATGTCGATATAGACAACACTGTTGTTGCATTAGTAGATGTTAAATCAAATGTAGCGCTTTTATATTGTATTGTCATGACATAAAGTAGTTAAATATATCTTGTTCTTGTTTTAAGTCTTGTTGAAAAGAAAAGTTAAGTTGATTTTTTACTGTATCAATAGACTCTAATATTTGTCTTTGGTTCTCGGAACTGTATTCTTCTTGTGGTTCAGGTATGTATACACTTATTTTTGCCATTATCTACGTCCATCGGGTTGTGCGTCTAATCTAAATGTACCATAACGCCATGTTTCACCTGTGCTATCATTTTCTATTTTAAGAGAAACTAGTCGACCTCTTGCACGTGTATCTATTTTATCAGTAGATGAAGTTACTGTAAAGGGGCCAAGTGGTGAGCTGGTAGCTGTGTTGTTCGGATAATCATTTATAAATAATGTAACTTTAGAGTTACCAGTAATTAATTGATAGTCAGGTATAAATCTTCTAACAGACATAAAGAACTCGCCATCTCCTTTATAATTAACAGCTCCTGTTGTTTTACCTGCTCTACTTACTCCTGCAGTAATATCAAAATCTCCTGATCTAATAAATGCATCTATAGAAGTTGTTCCTGTAGTGTTGATCTGATCTGTTCCTTTCTCGTGTTCATAGTATATAGAAGCACCTGATTTATTTGTAATACCTTGAATAGGAAATACTGGAGTTGCTGTTAAAGTAAATTCAGTTGCAAAAGGTAAATCAAATACACCTTGATCCATATAACTAGATCTAGCCAAAGAACTTGTTGTCCAACAGTTTTCGCCATAGTTAAATGTAACACATCTATCTATCTGAGTTGAATTAGCTTTTGGATAAAACCAATTTATTTCATTATATAAACTATTGTGTTCTGCATAAGTGATACCTGCTGTACTGTAATTAATACCTAAGTTATCTCCTCCTGTTGTAAATACAAAATCTTCAACAAGACATGGTAACATCTTAACTGTTCCATCATAAACAAAGAAACCACCTTCTCCTGACATCCAGAAAATCCTACCATTAGAATAACTCAAAGCATTCTGACCGATCAAACCACAGTTGGTTCCGACTTGTCTTACACTAAATGTAAAAGGCGCTCCAATAAATTGAATTATGTATGCAGCACTATCAGTTAAAACAAGAGTATAATCTTTACCTTGCACTGCTCCTCTAATTTCATTACCAGTATCTAATCTAAAAGTACCAGATGTATTAGTTGCTGTTGGAGTATAATCATTTAAATTTTCTTGATCCGAGAATCTAATAAACATTGGATCTTGTGTCCCTGTGCTTCCAATTGTTGTCTCTGTTCCAAAATGGAATACATGTCTATCTCTATCAGATACTAATGTAAATCTAGACGCTGTTGGGTTTGCCGATGTAGAAAAACCAGATGTTGATGTAGAAGCTCTAACTGTTCTTGCACTAGTTGCTCCTGCGTTCCAAGTAAATGTTTTACCATTACTAATAGTTGCAATAAGAACTTCACCAAAATTATCCAAGGACCATTGGCCTGGATCTAAAATTACATTACTAGTTGATCTAGGGGTGTTCCATGTGCTTGCTCCCCATGTAGATGTACCCCAACCATAACCAGGTGTTTGAACAGCTGGACCAATTGTTACATAAGGATTTATTGTAGCAGCACCTGTTGCACTACTAGCACCTGCAGAATTAGAAGGCATTGTAATTTGAAATGTACCAGACTGAGAATTTAAAACTTCAAAAGTATTTCCAGTAAAATCTGCTGTTGAATAACCAGAGTTTGTTGGAATAGTTACACCTGTGAAAGTTATATACTCGCCGTTTATTAATCCATGACTTGATTTGTTAACTGTAACTGTTGCAGAACCAGATGTTACTGTAAAAGTTGCACCTGTAATAGCAGTATCTAAAGGAGTGATATCAAAAAAATCTCCACCATAATATAAGAACAAACCTTTATTAGTTCCTATAGCTGAATATTTTTCTCCGGCTAAACTAGTAAAAGCATGTTTAGCTCTAGCAGCACCTGGTAAAGTGCTAGATGTAAGTTGAGACCAACCGCCTATTTTTTCTGGTAAACCATATCTAAATCTAACAAAATCTCCATCAGTCCATTGAGATTCAGCCCCTGATTCTGTGACTTGTTTGTTAAATCCTGGTTTAAAATTAAGTTTTTGTAACATATTTTATCCGTATTATAAAAGAAACAAGGACAAATATACTACTTTTTAAACCAACTTGGAAGTCCTAAATGGGGCCGTCTGTCAAACATATTGTCTTTGGCTCCTGGTGTTTTACGATTGTTGTAGTGCAAAAATACTTGTGCACAGTCTTTGCCTTTAAATTTATTTCTCCAATGCTCTAATTCACAACCAGAATACACTAACATATCTCCTGGTTTTAGATTTACCTTAATACCTTTCTTACCAACTTCTCCAGAAGGCTCAAGATATATTGGCCAATCATCACCACCAAGATTCATAGTTGTAGATATTTCACAACTAAATCTATCTTTATGTCTTTTAAGAACATCTCCTTTTTTATAAATTCTTGCATAAGTATAAGCAGGAGTTAATTTTAATTTTGTCGTCTTTTCCATAATAGGTTGGCATTTTAACATTAAAGTTTCCATAGCTATATCAGAATAACTGCTATAAGTGTTTGGTATCTGTTGATTTTCATTTTCATAAAGACCTAAAAAAGTTTCATAAGGAGAAATGTATTTAGTTTCAATACTTGTATCAA